GAACTGGGTCTGTATAGCTACAGCCCAAGAACACACCAATTACACCGGGAACTACAGCGTTAGCTGCTTGTCCTGCCATAGTGGAGATGATGACAGTGCCGTCCGCAGCGAATTGGATCACATCACCATTAAAGATAGATGTGTTGTACCCGCTAGCGATTGGCATTTGTCGAGTCGCCCCAGCAAAGGGAAGACCTCCGATCAAATTTACCGGCTTCAGCCCGTATGGGGCATCAACGATGGGATAAGCCATTATAAGCTCCTAAATTAAGTTCCTTTGCCGAAAGTAACCTTCGATTTCCTGTCGTTAAACATGGGCATACGAGCGTCACTCTCTCTCATAAGGTTGTTGTCTACAGAGTGCATTTGCTGCTTGGCGTGTTGGGAATAGTAGTCATTCCGCTCTTGCACCATCTCTGAAGGGGCTTTGCATAACATCAGACCACCAATAACTACGTTTTCTTTGAACCGATCCTGTTCAATGGCAACCATAGTAATCTCAGGGTGGTCTTTAGCCAGACACGGCTCCCAACCTTCTCTTAGCTTAGAGGATACGTTAGTAGAATCTACCTGTCCCTGTGTTGCCACACGAACCCAATGGAAGTCGTAGCCTGCTTCTGGAGTAGGAGACGGTAAAGTCTCGGGGCGCATCCATGCTTTTTTGCGTACGGTCTTCTCTCGCGATTCAAGATCACGATCAAGGCGATTTTCAGCCATTGTTATTCCTCATATCTATTGCAACCTGTTTGGCGTATTGTTGTGGGGTTAACCCTAACCGTTTAGCGAGTTGGACTTGTGTCTTAGTTAAAGTCACTTTCTTAGGCATCGTACTCCGCGATGCGGGAGCAACTACCTGTGTCTTTCGCTTCGGTTCTTCAGTACCCTCAAAATTATCTGGGAATACTTGACGCATACGAGAATTAATGGCCTCGTAGTATTCATCGCTTTGCGGGCTTACGCCCTGTTTGACAAGTTTACTGTGCAACCCCAGTGCTAAACTTGTCATTTCATCGTCTGGACCGAACCACGTATTAGCCTTTTGCCAATCTGCAGCCCGTGAGTCCACTGGGGCGGTTTCTGGTTGAGCTTGTACAGGAGTTTCAGTCTCTTGTACAGCGGGAACTTTAAAGTTTGCTATCTTGTCGGCTTTTAACCTAGCAGACGTTAGCTTCTCTTGCGCTTCTAGCACAGCATCTGAGTCACCGGACTCATACGCTTGTTTGTATGACCGTTTCGCTACTTCGGTTTCAGCGGCTGCGTTCTTCTTAGCTTGCTCAAGCAACGCTGTCTGGTTCTTACCAACTGTACCTTTTAACTGCTTATTCTCTTGCATAAGCTGTTGGGTAACGCGTTCCATCTCTTGATTACTACGAAGAGATTCTTCCTTGGCTCTACGTTCGTCGTGGTAGCCCTTACTGAAGTGCTGAATACGCTTCCGAACTTTTTCAGAATAGTCTTCTAGTTCTTCTTCTGTAACATCTTCTGGGGGATCAGACGCTTTGCGGTTGCGATCTTTCTTCGGAGTATCGTCAACAACTTCAATCTCCAAGTCATCTTCAACAGGGTCAGCCCTACGCTTAGACTTACTTTCCGGTCTTGCATCTTCCACGAAATCATCTTTAGTTTTCTTCCCAGAAACATCAATTTCCACCGCGCTTGTGTCTTCAATCTCGACACTTGTGTTATCATCATCAGGGAATTCAAACTCTACTTTTTGAAATGCCATGTTATGCCCTCTGCACGCCAGTAGGATCAATCACGACTGCTTCCACAGAATCGTCATTCATCAAACGATATTCTATTCCACCAACAGTAAACCGTGTGCCCGAGTTCATACGAAACATAACGTAGTCTCCGGGTTTACACCAAGGCCCGTCAGGGAACCGTTCTTTATCCGCGTATGCTCCAGTACCCATATCTACAACAAGTCCAATGATGGACATAATGTGATCTTGAGACTTGGCTTTTTCAGTTTTAAGCAGACTGCTTCCCTCAAAGGTCTCTTCGGGCTGCGGTAGTGCTACCAACAGGCGGTATCCCACAGGGTGAGGTAGTTGTAGCTCCACTTCGGTGTCAACGTCAGCTACATCGTTAGCTGCTGCTAACTCTTCGCTAAATAGTTCTTCCATTTGCATCTTTTTAGTAATGCCCATCTTCATCGTCATCCATATAATTGCGCGAGAGGTCTTCAACATACGTTTTGGTGGCTTCGAGACCCCGAATTAAGCCAACAACTTCCCTGTAATTCGCATAATCTTTAGGCGAACCAGCGGTCAGGAAACTCTGTGCAGAGGATATATCACCCTCGATTTTCTTTTTAAGCACGTCAAAGACGGTTTGGGCCATGATTAAGACTTATCTTCCTTGAGTGATACTTGCATAGACGCCCTGAGTTTAGCCAACTCTAGGTCAATCTTGTTATCTTGTGTTGTCTTGTTCGCTATGTCTAACACACTTTGTCGTTTAGCACTAAGGGCTAACTCGGCTTTCTTAATGTTGATCTGCTCGGAAGCAATCTTACCGTCGATCATCATTTTCTGTTCGCTCTGCTTCAACTCAGCTTGGTCGCTAGCAGCTTTGCGTTGTTCTTCTTGTTGTTTGATCTGCAACTCAGCCTGTTTCATCTGAATGATTGGGTCTTTAGCTTGTTCTTGAGCCTTCTTCTGAGCGGCCTGTTTCTTATTCGCGTCTGTAACCTGTTTAGCCGCTTCAGCTATTACGCGAGACAACTCGACTTCCATCTCTTCGGGCATCCGTTCATTGGGTGCAGGTAGTGATGCGCCAATCTTTTCTTCAATCTTCCGTCTGTACGAGAACCCTACATGTTCAGCAATGTGTGCCTGTAATGAAGCCATGATCTGTTTGGCCTTTGGGTTCTGCCCTATCATCTGCATGATCATCGGGTCTTGGACGAACGACATGTGTGTGGCTATGTGAGCATCTTGGTCTTGGTATATGAACGCCTTCATAGGTTTGCCGATAAGTGCGTCCATGTTCTCACTAATCGGGTCTGTAGGCTTGGCATCGTCCTTGGTTGGTACAAGTTTGTCCGCGTTTTTGACCCCTAAAACCTCAATCATCTGGCGATGTAACTGGGGTAAATCGTAGATTTGTGGGGCTTTCTCGGACATCTGAAGCACAGTTTGGTACTGCACTACACGTTGCGCCATAGTAGAGTTGTTAGGGTCGCTGACAGGTATTACGTCAACCATCATGTAGTCTGACCGCTTGGCTCCTACTTCGCCTCTGTGGGGCTGATAGGCGTACTCTGCGGGTGCGTACTCTGCCATCAGGGCCTTGAGCAGCTTAAACTCCTGCTTCATAGCGTAGTGGACCCGTGACTGCACCGCAGCCATAGGTTTAAGTGTACGTTCCAGCAGAGCTAGCGTAGTACCCACAGGGGCGTTAGCCGACATGTCTGATATGTCCATGTCACTAATAGCACCCAATCTACGACCTTCGGTCGTAATCTGGTTCAAGAGGGCCAGTAGGGTCTGACTAGGTTCCTTGTACGGTAGAGGCATGATGTTGTCACGGATAGACCCTGACGGTACATCTACGTCTTTAAACTCTCCGGGTTCGATGGGAGTATCGTCTCCCTTGATACGTAGCCCACGCGACTTTAACCCGCCGGGAAGATTCGACAAAGTTCCTGCATCAACCAGTTGTCGTATCAAGGAAGTTCCTGCGCGGGCGTATCCACCGATGATGTGGATCAATCCAAGGCCGTAGAACCCAAATCCCGGTACATAAACATAGTGAACGAAGTGTTGCCGTTTCTGGGTAAGGTCATCCCCTTCTTCGTAATTTCTACGAATGGACAGCACTTCGTCACTTCCACGCTCAATGGTGACAACGTAGGGACGAGCAATATCATCTTCGTCATCAACACCCTCAATTACGAGGTCGGCATGTATTTCTAGCAGCGTATATCTATCATCATCTGTTAAAGAGTAACCACCTTCTTCGGCCTTTTTCTCTTCAACATCAGAGTGATACAACTCCGGTTCATCTAACTCAATGTCACGATAGAACCCGTTGGCTTGCAGTTTTTTAATCTCGTTAGGGGTCTTACGCATAATGTGCGTAACCCGCTCTGCATGTTCGATAGTAGACGCGCCATAGGGTACGATTATGTCTTCTGCAGAGATATACAGTGCGACTTGCCTACCTAGGTTCGGGTCGTAGTATACTTTCTTAAACGATGACCCTGCTAGTCCAAGGCTGTACAGCATACGTTCATGCTCTGGACGATACTCTACCATATTCTCGGTAAGTTCGTAGTTCATGTCAGCTTTGACTCGGTCTGCGGCTTCTGATTTTTCTTTAGTTTCAGCGCCAAGAATCTTAGTCTTTACTGGTCCTGCGGCTGGGAACGTCTCGCTCATAGTCTCAGCTTGGAACCGTATCGCTGCTTCTGCTAGGACTGTAGAGTTAACACCACAAGCACCCTCCCACGGTTGGGAACGCTCTTCGTATTTAAACCCAATGATGTCCAGACCTTTAACATACGTGTCTGTCCAGTCTTTGCGGCTAGCTACATCTGTCGTGACTAGGTCAGTCAGTTCGCTGGCTAAAGCAATTAATACGGATTCATCTAAGAATTCAGCTAGATTGGAATCAAATTCACCCATACCCAGATCGTTACTAGCAATTATGGTAATCTCCATACTGCCGTCTGCTAAAGGTACTACGCCGTCCTCAAAATCGATGCCTTCTTCAAAGTCTATCTCGGGCATATCTACTTCTTCTACACCATCTAGGTCAGCTTCTAGCCCTAACGGTGCTTGGTATAATGATTTTTCAATTGCCATTAATAAAACCCACTTCGACGTTGTTTAAAATATCGCTGCTCTTCTGGTTCGTCACTAGGTAGACGTATAAACCCACCTTGCCGAAACCGCATCAAGGCCATCACCATAGAATCTACAAGGTCATCATTACTCATAAATGGAAATCCTGCAACTTCTTCTACAACTTCTTCTGCCCACCGTGTCTGCGGCACCCAACACAAACCCGACGATATTATGTCCGCTACAGAGTTTAACCGTGCTGTCTTGTCACCTGATCCTCTGTGTGGAGTATACTCTGATATGGGTAGACCCATGCGCCGCATCTCTTGGTAGAGTGCGACCCCAGAGCTTTTCTTCTCCACAATAAACGAATCCGGTTCCCAGTCGTTGTATTCTTCCATGGCGAGCGTTTTAAGTTCTGGGAATTCCATACGCTGTTTTATACTATTTAACAATATAATATTATACGCGCTAGTTTCTTCGTTAAAAAACACACCCCACGTAGTAAGGGCTGTGTAGTCTGCACGGTTGTGTTTCTCGGCAGCAGCATCAAGTGACATAATGATGTACTCGCACGTAGGCGGCTCTTCTTCTGTCCACTCCAGCCACCACTCGCGTTTAACGATGGCGGCTTCTTCTGCTGTAGGTTT